TACGCATAGCTACATAACCAGCGTTGGCGAGCATGGTCGGCATATCCAACCCTGGGTTAGCTGCGACGTAATCGACTAGCTCTTGTCCGGAAAGCTTCGACATTGACCATGTTGACAACTGTCAACAGTATATCAACGCCAGCCCGTCGATCCATCTGGCTTTGTATAGCTCATGCCCAGTGCGCCTTGCGCAGCTTGTACGAATGAACCTGCCAGAATTGAACCCCAGCCCTGCTTGGCAACAGGTGTGAATGCTGCTTTCTCTGGTTTCAGCCCAGCGATAGGTAGCAGCGGATCGAAGATGATTGCATCCCGATAAGGCGTAGACGCTCCCTTCAGCGTGTTGATTGTGTTGCTGACCAACGCATTGAAATCACGATCGCCTTGTCTCTTGGCCAAGTCAAAGGTGGGAACCGTTAGGTCATTGAAGTCACTCAGCAACGTATTGGTGTTCAGCGTATAGGCGTTGTTTGCGTCAGCTCTCTTCTGGTTGATTTGAATCATCCCCAGTGCATTCTTTGCCTGTGCTGTTTCTCTGCCCATTCCAGTTGTGAAATCGAGGTCTGCTGTTGACAGGGTTTTGGTTGCATCGGCTTGAGCCTGCGCCAAGGCAAAGCCTTGATTCTTCAACCCTTGAATATCTTTGGTTGATTGAATGCGATCACGTTGACCTGTGATTGCCATAGCAATCTGGGCAAGTTCTGCTGAGGTCTCGCCTGTCAGCGTTGCGTTGTAGTTGGCGGCTGCTCTGCGGCGATCAGCTTGTTCTGCCTTGAGTAGCGCATAGCTCCGACCAAACGCCTGCATACTGTCTAGCGCCGCACGCCTGGCGCTATTGCTGCCACCGCTTTTGGCCACTACAGATGCCTTGCGGTCTGCCCCTTCAACCAATGCGGTGATATATAGAGCATCACGTTTAAGGGTGTCGAGCTGTTCTGCAATGACGATTTGTTCTTGAATTGCTTTCCCTTGATCTTGCTTTTGCGCAATCAGCCCGTCAGCCTCTAGCCCTTTGAGCTTGATTGAATTCATGTATCCAGCGACTGCCTCTAGTGCTGCTGCGTTGGAGACCGCTGCTTGATTGTCAATCTCTGCTTTTCTGGCGGCTGCTGTTGTGTTGATCTTTGCTTGGTCTATGACCTGCCTGTTGTTCAGTTCTTCTGTTGTTGTAATGAATTCACTGGCCAATACGGCCTCTTGATAATTGAGGCCAGCAAGATTTGAGTCAAGTTCTAGCGCTTGATTGGCTAGGCCTTGCGATAGATCTGATGAAGCCTCTAATGCTCGCAGTTGCTCCGAGACGATGTATTGATCTTGCAGCGCTTGCGTGTTCAGCGCGAGGTTAGCGAGAGCTGCATCAATGATTCGACTTTGCTGTGCTTCGTAATCGGCTTTGTTGACGCGTTCTTGGTATCGACTTGCCTCAGTGTTTGCTAAAGCCCATGCGTATTCAACCTGACTCTGGGCATTGTTTAGTTCCCACTGCTTTAAGTCCCGCTTGTATTGAGCCTTGATTTTCTTTTTCTGGGCAGAATTCTGCGCGTCAGCGGCTGAGCGTTGCTGTTGGCCTTGCATGATGCCGCCGACGAGGCCAATACCAGCTGCTGCAATCGCTCCCCAGACCATGACTCAAATCACCTTCTCTCTGTCACTGTAAACGCCCTTCCATGACGCGCTAGTGACAGTGACTGGCAGCCAAGAGTCTGACTCGACAATCACTGAACACTTGTCGTTTCTGCTGCACACTGGAGCAGTGAGACTTCCGCTCTCTAATGAAAGCTCGCTACTGTCAAGAGTGCTGTTGAATACGTTAAGAGTGCGTGCTCTGAACTCAACAACTGTGTCATTGCTGTGATTCTGTCTTTTGACTCGCAGCTTGTATGCTCCGGTATCAACGTGATTTACCGTCCACCGCAAGATCTGCGTCCTGCCTGCAAGCTGGCCTATTCGCCTGGTCCCTGACTCATTGCTGTCCGCCACGTAGCCCGTGTTGAACTCGTACTCAAATTGATATGGCTCACCAAAGGCCACCTCATAGTTTGACCAGTCACCAGGCTCATCGCATACCAACGTCCCTGTTGTTGTCTCGCCAAGCTTTAATCCTTGGTAATCGCTGTTGGTAAAGCGAACCACCCCAATGGTCTTCTCCGCTGGGGTGTACGGAATAGTGAACGTCGTTCTGTCAGTGGCACTGTCATATGCAGCTGTCACCACCGCACTGGGTGCAGTGAACTGTGGAGCTGGGAACTGCAGCAAGCGATCCAAATGGATCTGTGGTGTGGCCTTTACTTCGATCTCATCATTCAGCTGCAGACAGAAGTAGGTGCCGGTTGTGTCTGTCACCAGCATATACATGGCGTTGTCCATGAACTTCACCCATTGCACGTCTTGGTTGAATCTCCACTCACTCCAGCTGCGCTGGATCTTCTGTTGGCCAACCTCTCCTGTCTGCCATAAATACTTGTAGACAAAGGCCTGCTTCCTGTCCGTTGGCGAGATGATCACTGCTGCATCAATGTTCTGACCCACGTCCCAATGGGTGATAGATCCTTCTATGTATTTCGGCACATAGTTGGTCACATCCAGACTGCTACCAAGATTGAGTCCTAGCTTTGTGTTCCGCTGGTTGTAGAAGTTGAACTCACGGAAATGCGTATATCCAAAGTATTCGGTTGCAAATAAAACCTGCGCACCAGACAGCTTTGGTCTGACGTTTGAGTTCATCTCCAGGTTGCTAAGCCTGAACATCTCGCCTGTTAGTGGCGTCAGTACGTCGGCATCTGCTGCTCGTACTTGAAACTGCGAGGTTGACGAGAATGCAAGGATGCTGTCCTCAACCGGAATCATCCACTCAATAGGTGAGCTGCGTTCGCTGGTGCCACGTAGACCAAAGGGATCTGTTGCCTGAACAGCTAGTGATGAGTCATTGAAAAAGTTAAAGATGTCATCTGTCTCGCTGAGCTGAATGGTCTCATCAGCTGCTACGACATACCGGCTACGGAAGATGACGTGATCCCTGATCTGCTTGCCGATAAATTCTGGGTCAGGTGAAGTCGTCTCATCCCCAGCAGAACGATCGCCCCACTTTGGGAATGTGTAGTCATACGTGACGCCATTAACAACCTGCTGCTCTACAGCTCCATCTGCAGGACCAACAAAGAAAACATCCCTAGCCGCTCTGTATAAGACCAACGGCATGGTGTTGGCATCTATCTCGAAGCTGATGCCAGGCCTTACGGTCTCCCGCCAACCACCTTCTCCAAAGTTGCCAGTGCCGAACGTGCTGAACTTCAGCCAGCGGTTGTCAACTGTTGTCGAGGGATCGCTCTCAACCTCAACGACATAATCATCTGGCGCAATGATGGGCAGGCTGGCAAGACTTTGAACCTTGTTGGTAAAGGCGTTGGCTAGCTCGCCACTGCGGCCATCATCAATCTCGATCTCGAACGCAGTGCCATCATCCTTGGTGACATATACAACGTATTGATTAACGACTGCCGTGAAGTCAGAGGTGGCATCAATCTGCTTCTGCAACTCAGTGGCAACGATTGATGTACTGATGACGTTGGGGTCATCAGTTGCTTCTGGCGTATTAAACGTTGCGACTTGCGTGCCATCAATCTTTACCGTATAGGTGATGTCATACGCAACGGCTCTTACGAAGACCAAGCCTTTGGCTATTTGAGGGGCGACAGTCTTTGAGGAATACGCTGTCGTCTGCTCGCGATTCAACAGCAGGCCAAGAGGGCCACTACTGATCAGCGCATAATTTTTGTAGAACTCACCAGGGGTGTTGTGGATATAAGAATCCTGGGTGCCAACGATGATGCCGTTAGCAACACTCAGTCCAGTGCCATGGGTCTTGATTGCCGGCACTGTCCCTTGCCGACGTAAGTCAATGAGAGTTTGGTCAGTGGCTCCAGGGCGGCACAGGACTGAATACTGTTCACCCTGCCGGATGTCCATCATCTCCAGATAGAAATCTGTGAGTGCGTCATCGCTGATCTTGGATTGCAACCGCATCGCGTTCCGCTTGGTCAGACCCTCAACAGGACTAGACCAACCATTCAGTTGTCTGCTCCCCTGCCCAGCCGTACGAAGGTGTGGCGGTTGCTGAGAAACGCCTTGAATCAGCGTGTCAAGATCACGCCTGACCGGAGCGGCTGGGGCTTTGGGAGTTTTTCCCTTGCGGAATTGCGACTTGGTGCGAGGCATCAGCGGACTCGGTAACGGGTGCCAACTGCTGGGATATAGCTAATCCCCTGGGTTGCCCCACGGTCATTGCCCCACAGCAAGTTGTTGTTGAGCGTGTTTTCTTCTGACCGGATCAACATCGTCCTGGCCTGATCCTCGTCTGCAACCGTGTAAGTGAAGACGACAGAGCTGGCGACGTAGCGATCAGAGAAGATCCGAGCGCTACGGATGGTGATGTATTGCTGAGCGGCATGAGGTAGCTCATCCCATGGCAGCTGAGATACAACCTTGGCAGCAGTGATCGGAGCATTGCCAATCACTGAGCCAAAGTCATACCGCTGGTTGTTGCGGTCATACACACGCAGACCCCGCATCACGTATTGCGTGTCGGGATATTGGTTGGGTGAGAAGTTGACAGTCAGCGTGTTGCCAGGAACAACGTATGTTCCTTGTGCAGTTGGATTGATCTGAACAGATTCGTCAGTGTTCCAACTCCATGCCTCT